CTGGTGTTTTGTTTGAAGATGGTATTCACGTTGTATTAAGTAATATAGATAGAGTAACTGTTTTTCATTCTTAGTCATGGCTGAGAAGTCATCAATATCAAGAGTAGGAACAACTGAGCCCTTTGAACTTCAAGTTTCAAGGGGCCAGGTTTCTTATCACGAAACTCAATTTAAGTTTGGTTTTAATGCTGATATTGATGATTCGCTTGAAACTATTTGGTCAGAAGGTGGGCTTTACTCTTATTTAACCTCAGCAAGTGTTTTAAAAATATCCAGTGCTAGTACTGATGATGCTTCAGCAGGAACGGGTGCAAGAACAATAACCATCTCAGGATTAGACGGAAGTTATAACGAAATTAGTGAGTCTGTTACTTTAAACGGACAAACCGCAGTTAATACGACTAATTCTTTTTTGCGAGTCTTTAGAATGATTGTAGATACCGCAGGAAGCGGTGGACAAAATGCAGGAAAGATTTACGCAGGAACAGGAACAGTTACTTCAGGAGTGCCTGCAAATAAATATGGTGTAATTGATGTTGGTGATAACCAAACGCTAATGTGTTTTTGGACAGTGCCAGCAGGCTACACCGCATATTTACATCAAATAGATATCAGTATGAATACTGAGGTAGCAAACAAATTTGGTACCGTGCATTTTGTTTCAAGACCTAATGGTGGCGTATTTAATGTAAAAGATAAATTTGCTTTATCTCAAGACATTATTCATCAAGAATTTAATTACCCTTTAAAATTTGAAGAAAAAACAGATTTAGAAGTAAGAGCTATAGCAAGCAGTTCAAATGCTAATCTTGCAGTTTCAGCAGGATTAGATATTATTTATATAGCTAACGCTTAATTATGGCAAGAACACCTCCAAAAAGACCGAAGCCCATACGCAGAACAACCAAAGGCAAAGGCGCTAACTATAGGCCTACTAAGTCCGGGGCAGGTATGACCAAAAAGGGTGTTAGAGAATATCGTAAAAAAAATCCCGGATCTAAACTTCAAACTGCTGTAACAGGCAAAGTTAAAAAAGGAAGTGCAGCAGCTAACAGACGTAAGTCTTATTGCGCCAGATCACTTGGACAACTTAAAAGAAGTTCAGCTAAAACTAGGAACAATCCTAATTCAAGAATACGTCAAGCAAGACGAAGATGGAAATGTTAAATGGCTAAAGTAAAAAGCAAAGGAAAAATATGTGCAAAAGGAAAAACTTGGGCTAAAAGAACTTTTGATGTGTATCCTAGTGCATATGCTAATTTAGCAGCATCTAAATATTGCAAAGATCCAAACTATGCAAAAAAATCTAAAGCAAAAAAAATGAAAAAAGGTGGGCTTGTTAATATAAAAGGACAAGGCATTGTATTAAAAGAAAGACTTAGATAATGGGACAATTACAAACATGGCTTGACGAAAAATGGGTAGACATATCTCGTAAAGTAAAAGGAAAGCATCCTAAGTGTGGTAGAAAGAAAGCTGGTAAAGGCGGCTATCCAAAATGTGTACCAAAAAAGAAAGCAGCTGAAATGTCTGCATCAGAAAAGAAAAGCGCAGTTCAAAGAAAGAGAGCTGCTAATAATACTGGACCAAAACCAACCAATGTTAAAACTATGAAAAACGGTGGAGAGGTGAGGAGAATTGCTAGAGGTTGTGGTAAAGTAATGAGCAACAGAAGAAAAAGAACCAAATATTCATAATGGCATTATCAGGAACAACAGACTTTGAACCAAACGTAGCTGAGTTCGTAGAGGAAGCATTTGAAAGATGCGGCCTAGAACTTAGAACTGGCTATGATTTAAAAACTGCAAGACGGTCTATTAATCTTATGCTTGCTGAATGGGCTAACCGTGGTCTTAATCAGTGGACAATAGAACAAGCAACACAAACAGTTACTGAAGGTCAAAACGATTACACATTAAATTCTAATGTTATTGATATATTAGATTGTTCAATCAGAAGAAACACTGATGGAACTGATTTAGATCTTCAGATGTCTAGAGTTAGCAGAAGTGAGTATTTAAATATACCAACCAAGTCTACCAAGTCTAGACCTTCTCAATTTTTTCTAGACAAGCTAACAACTCCTGTTTTAAAAATATGGCCAGCTCCAGAAAATTCAACTGATGTTTTAGTTTTTAACAAGCTAGTAAGGATGGATGACGCTGATGCCGGGACTAATACCATGGATATGCCTTTTAGATTTTATCCCTGTTTTGCAGCTGGACTTGCATATTACATTGCAATCAAGAAAGCTCCTGACAGAGTTGGCATGTTAAAACAAATGTACGAAGAAGAGTTTGAAAGAGCTCTATCACAGGACGAAGATCGAGCTTCATTTAGAATAGCTCCATACAGACAAGGGTACTAATATGGCATACGCTACAGGCAAGTATGCGATAGCACAATGCGATAGATGTGCTTTTGAATATCCTCTTAATCAATTAAAAAAAGAATGGAATGGTCTCAAGACTTGTCCAGAGTGTTGGGAACCTAAACATCCACAGCTAGAGCCACTTCCTCATGTAATGGATCCAGAAGCTTTATATGAGCCTAGGCCTAATACAGATAAAGAAGTAGGCGAAGGATATGTGGTGGTCATCTATACAAATATTTACGAACAACACTACATGAGCTCAGATATCATAGGAACAAATTTTCTAGTTCCTGAAATGACAGGTGCTGTTGGAGAGGTTACAATTACAACATCATGACGTTAGCTGAATTAAAAACTTTAATACAAGATTATGTACAAAATAGCGAAACTACTTTTGTTAATACTCTTGATGACATAATTAAAAATACAGAAGAAAGAATATTTGAACTTGTTCAGTTTGATTATTTTAGAAGAAACGTACAAGGATCTATGACTGCTGGTTCTAGGTTTTTAACAGCCCCGGATGATTTTGAATTATCTTTTTCTTTGTCTGTTATAGACAGCAATGGAGACTATCATTACCTTGACAAAAAGCATCCTAGCTTTATGCAGGAATATACACCAGATCCAACAGATTCATCAGCAAGAGGATTACCATTGTATTATGGTGACTTTGATAAAAATTTAAATACTGGATTACAAGAGTCAAGTTTAATTATTGCTCCAGTTCCAGATCAAAACTACACAACTGAACTACATTATTTATATAAACCTAATTCTTTGGTAACAGATACAAGTGGAACTTGGATATCAGAACATGCAAGAAATGGATTATTGTATGGCTGTTTAGTAGAGGCTTATACATTTATGAAAGGTGATCCTGATATGATGACCTTATACGAAAACAGATTTCAACAAGAAATGGCTAGGTTGAAAAACAAAGCTGAAGCAAGAGGAAGGAGAGACGAATACAGATACGATTCGCTTAGAACAACGGTTACATAAAGGAGAGAGAAAATGAAACCAATCAAGAAACTTGAAGGTAAGACTGTGGCTATTGTCGGAATGGGCAAGAGCTGGTTTGATTATAATTTAGCAAAATCACATGGCTCGCACTTTGATGAGGTTTGGGCTATCAATGCAGTGGCATCTGTTATTTACCATGACAGAGTCTTTATGATGGATCCAGCATCTAGATTTTTAGATAGCGATGATGCCGGGGGTCAAACTGATAGTATGGCTAAACTTCTTACTGAACATCAAGGTCCAATTTATACATGTGAATTAGATGATCGTTGTCCTGGCCTAGTTGAATATCCTATTGATGAAGTCTTAGCTGGATGCGGATCCCACTATCTAAACAATACTGTTGCTTATGCAGTAGCTTTTGCTTTATGGAATAAGGTCGGCAAAATTAAAATGTTTGGAATTGATTTTAGTTATAAAGGCAATTTGCATTTTGCTGAAGCAGGCAGAGCTTCTGTAGAGTTTTGGTTAAGCAAAGCTATGTTTAATGGTATTCAAGTTGAGGTTGCTTCTAGTAGCTATCTTCTTGATACAGCTGTTCCAGCTGATGAAAAGCTTTATGGCTATCATCGTTTAGATGATCCTTTGGTTGTTATTACAGATGAGAAAGGAGTTTTAATTGCTAAAAAAAGAAGTCAGCTACAACAATTTAAACAAGAACAAGCTCCTGTTTTAATAGACAGGAACGACAGTCACCTTAAAAAAAATAAAGTAGGAGAGCCAAAAAAATGGTAATGAGTTATAACGCTGGACCTGAGTTAGGAACAATTGAAGTACATACAACAGAAGAAGGAGGCCACCCAGTTGAATTTTGGTCTAACCTTTGTATAGAAAGAATTGTGCAAGTAAGTCAAGAAGCGCCAGAAGAAGTTCAAAATCAAGTAAAAGAGTACAAAGACAATATTCAAAAAGTTATTGAACAATATATGCAAAATGCTATAAAATCTGATAGGATTACAATTAATAATCAATTAGATAAAGCAGGTTTAAAAGAAGCCTCTGATTTAATTAGGAAACTATAATTATGGCAATTACATCAACACTTACAACAAGTTTTAAAGT